CATCTACAATTTGTCCATAAGCAGCTAGTGTTTTTGTTTTAGTTACCTTAATAAATACACGAGACTTTTCTACTTCAGTAAATTTAACATCTGGGCCGTATAAACCACGATAGTTACGATAAGAACTTAACCAACGGTCTTCATCTTGTTGTCTATAGTCTTCCGCCTTTTGGTAACGGTCCATAATGTACGGGATAATTTTTGCAACATCAACATCTTCCACTGTAGTATCTTCTACATCTTCCAGTGCAATTGCATTGTCTTCCATTATAATTTCGTCTTGTGCCATGTTTTAGTATCCAAAAGTTGTATCAGCTACGTTTTGCTGGTTAGGTCGAGACATAGGGTCATAGTCAAATAAAGAAAATCTTGGGCGTGACATTATACCATACCTTAAGGCATCATACAAGTGGTCTTCTGCGTGAGTGTCTATATCTTCAGAGTTTTTCTTATCTATAGGCAACGCAGGTAACTGAGAAATAATATGAGAACAGGTGTTAAAGAAAACAAGTCTAGGCTCGTTAGTATATTCATCCACTTGTAAACGTCTATGTATTTCATTTTTACCTGCTACTCTGCTACCTTTACTTCTATCAGAGGGCCTCCAACGACACCCTCGCTGTATCATCTGTTCAGCTAAGCTAGGACCAGTATCACCACGCTTATGCCACAGAGAACTGTCGAGAACGCCGTATTTAATATTGCCATCGCCTGCTTCTAGGTCTTGAATTTGGTCAGCTAAATCGGTTGCTAATACTTTAGTTACATATAGCTCACGATAAACAACTAATTGTTCTGCTGGCGTTATGGCAATCCAAACAACGCCGCTCCAACTACCGTAACCATAGTCACATGCTCTAAACTTAACCCAGTTAGAAGGAATTTTAAAAGGTTCAACTACATGAATGTCACGATTAAACTCAGTAAAAGCAGCACCTTCTTTAATATCCCAATCACCTTCTAGCAACTGCCTTCGTTGTTGCTCAGGTAGGGATAGTAGCATTGCTTCGTAATCACCACCCTCAGAAAGATATGGATTATCTGAAAGTCTTGCAGGTATAAATCTACGTTTGAATAACGGCTTACCTGCTTTAGCGTGACCTGCCGGATATCTTAATACTTCTGCTGTATCTGTATCCGTAGCATCAAATGATTTATCGTAGGGTGATGGGTCAATAAATGTTTTCTTAACCCAAGAGTGTCCCCTACCTCCGGGGTTAGTAGTAGCCCGCATAAAGATAGGCAAATCAGGTGCAGTGGACCGGAGACGACTTCGCATATAGTTCCATGCGTAAGAGCTTGACCACTGAGTCAATTCGTCAAAGCCTATCCAGCTAAATGCCAGACCCTGATAGCGCAGGACATCGTCATCTCTATCGAGGTATGACATCCACAACCTCGCCCCAGAAGGCGCAGTCCACTGCATCTTTCGCTCTGACCACTTGATACCGGGCCATATCTTCGGATACAACTCTTGTGACTTGAAGATAAGTTCACGAAGTTCCTCTGTTGTATGCCGAAGAAGTAATCCACTAAATTGTGGATGGCCCATGTAACGCAAGGGGTCAGCCAGCATCGCATAACTTTTACCACCGCCAGCACTTCCACCGTATAGAACTTCTCGTTCACTTGCCGCTAGAAAGGCTGTCTGTGGTCCGGGGTTTGGTTTAAATAATATATTTGCTGTCGCTTCGATATCTGCAGTTTCGTATTCAATCTCTGCAATTACGACTTTAGGCAGTTGTTTCTTTTGCACCCGTTCTTTTTTCTTCAAGGACTTGCGCTTTGGTGATTGCCGCTTCCGCATACTTTGCCCACTGGCGGAGGCTTTTAGCTTTGTTCTTACGCTGTCTTTCATTCTGTAACCGTTTCCTTAATCCTACATGTGAAATATATCTATCTGTATTGGTGCTTATCCAATTAGATACTTCACGGTAAGAATACTGATTTATATAATCCCTTGCCTTTTCAAGCAAGTCAAGTTCTGTAGGGATGGGGTCTAGAATTCGAGAGTCTTCTTCATTAACTTTATAGCCAAATGGTACAGTACGTGCAATGCGGGGGATTTGCACCCATTCGTTTTCTTCTTTAATATCTGTTGGTTGTGGCAGATTCCACTTACCTATACTCTTACTCATCGGTTTCCACGAAAGCTTTAGGCGGCATAAGCATAACTCCGCCTGATGCTTCTACCTGTACCTTGTCTGTCTTTACAAGTCCTGTACGGTCTAATAATTCTTTTGCAGCAGAAAGTTTATCCCGTATACCTAATTGAGTTGGTTCAAATAAACCGCCTACCATAGCCATTGCAGCTTTAGGTGCGTTACGAGCCATGTATAATTGTGTAGCTTCCATTAACTCATCTTTAATACCTTTGACAATATCAGAAGTACTTGTAGCATCTGAATAACCTGCAAGTTTCTTTGCTGTTATAATGTCTCCACCGGCTTCGTCAAAAAGAACTGAAAGTAATTTCTCTTGTTTTTCACTTAGTTGTCTTGCCATTATATCATCTCAAAATGTGGGGCATCAATAAAAGGTCTACGTCCTTGTGAGCGGCGAAGGTCAATGTATGCGTTCATTGCGTCTTCAGCAGTACCATGATACTTTCTAATATCACCCTCACTCCATGCAGCTCCCCACTTTATAGCCACATCGTTATTCCTAGCAGCCTCTGCCATTGCATCACAAATATCATCATAAACATTTAGTTCCCAAGAAATGCCAGAGCCAAAGTAAGCCACAAGGTCTACTGCTCTACCCTCAAGATGTTTTGATTTCATTGTTTGTGAACGACCAGCCTTAACTAACTGCTCTTGTTCTTCTAGTGTTCTTAATCCATAAGTTACACCAAAGTCTATCTTCGTTAACCCAATAGCTTCATGAACTACTGCAACTAACTCTGAATCTACGCCTTCAAGTTTTTGCAGGCTTCTTGAGCTTAATTTGAAAGTCATATTGAAAATTCCTAAACCTTGCTATCTTTATGTCCGAACTTAAACCCTTACTTACCAAAGAATTTTGTAGCACTACGGACCCCAAAACTAGCAGCAACAATAACACCGAGAGTATATTGATACCACTCTGGCATTGTCTGAAGTGCCAAAAAACCACTTGCAACAATTTCTCTACCCCATGAACCTGTAAACACTAAAATAAGAGGAATAGAAAATAAAACAGTTAGCCACTCATCTTTCCAACTATCTTGTGAGCCGTGGGCCATAACCTTTTCCCAATCAGCTTCACTAGTAGCACGAGACACCATAATCGTTGCTTCGGCTTCTGCTCTAGCAATTTTAACTTTGGTTTCAGCTGCTCGTTGTTCTGCCTTACCCTTAAACCACGTACCTGCTAAATTAGCAATAGGTCCAATTAACATGTTTATCATTATACACCCCGTCTAAATTTTGCTGTCTTCTTAGCTATACTTGTTGGTTGCTTAACAAACTGTTTTCCTTGGGCAGTGCCTTTACGCTTAGCCTTAGTTGTAGCAGAATATTCAGCACTTGTCAAGGACTTTATAGCTTTAGCAGGTAAATAGCGTTCACCCGTAGCTGTCTTGCCTTGTGTTGATGGCTTACCAGATTTAGTACGCCAGTCTTCGTTTGACCATTTGTTTAAAGACTTCTGAGATTTTGAAAGGGGCATTACTTATAACCCCCGCCCTTAGCTTTGTATTGCTTAGCAAGCATCTGAGCCTTACGTGCAGACCACTGTCCTGCTTTACCTCCACTAGTCCCAGCCTTTATTCTATTAAACAAATTTTTACGCATAGTAGGCTTAGTGTAGTTACCCGCTGCGTTAACTGTAGATTTCTTTTTGGTAGGTTTCTTACCCTTAGCTGTAGTTGCCATTGTTTTACCTGTCTTTCCAATACCCTATTCCGTAATCGTGGAATATTTCTTCGCCCTGTTTTATTTTGTCCAAGGCAAAGAAGCGAACAAAGCGATAATCCGTTTCTTTAATTTCCCACTCTGCGTTCGGACTTTCCCTGTGATTATAGACCATAGCATAGCCAAGCGGGATAAGATATTCCTTACTGTCGTGGTTAGGTGACTCAAACATGTAGTCATGTAAGACCGAATTTTTCCCCATGTCTTCGTCATCTGTGACAAGATAAGGGCATACCTCAATCGTATCTCCCGCCGAATAGTCTTTATCCGCAAAGACACCATGTCCATGTATTTCTGAATTATCAACATACGGCACTACCTTTTTTTCTTAGCCATTCCGCCACGCATCATTTTCTTTTTAGCAGCCTTAACCATTCCACCGCCACGCATCGTTTTCTTGGCTACGCCACCACGCATCATCTTCTTCTTAGCAGCTTTGACCATTCCACCCCCACGCATTTTCTTCTTAGCAGCTTTAGGTTTTCTTTTCTGTACTGTTTTCTCAGAAGCTTTAGATTCAGGATAAGTAGAGTTACCAGTTTTAGAATTCTTTAACTTTCCCAAAGCACCTGCCTGTATTATTTCTAGTATTGTCATATCTTTTAGCTGCTTAGTATTAACCATGCCGCCTCCACGCATTTTCTTCTTAGCGGCTTTGACCATTCCCCCTCCACGCATCTTCTTTTTAGCAGCCTTGACCATTCCGCCTCCACGCATCTTCTTTTTTTCTAACACAGTCTTTAATGTTGTAGCTTGACCTGCATGAAGCTTAGACGCTTTCTTTAGTCCTGCTATAACTTTTTTAATTCTTTTTTTCATTACGTAACTTCCTTCTTTCTGTAACTAAACTATTATAAACATCATCAGGAAAGTGTTTGTAATATCCTGACTTTTCTAAACTCAATGAAGCATCATCAAGTAACGATAACTTCTGTACAAACACCATACAGTATTCTAAATTTATATCTGACACACCATCGTCTACTAAAAATTCTAACCCGGCTTCTTCTGCATCATACTCTGGATGAAACACCATTAAGTGTCTATCTATGTTAGCCGTAGCTAATGCCTCATTCATACCATCACAAAACCCATCTAAGTATTCTACG